TGGCTCAGACGATAGACGATGTATCATTGTGGAAGATGTGGCTAGCGCTTGCCGTCTTGCAAGTGTTAATACGGGTGTAGCCTTGATGGGTACAAACTTATTGCCAGAACATATCGACATTGTTCGTAATTACGAGTATGTTGGTGTCGCTCTGGATAAAGATGCAACAGACAAAGCAATAGAAATAGTCAGACAGTTAGCTGGTATGGTAAGGACAAAGCTGATTGTCTTAGGTAAAGATATAAAAAACATGAATGAGGAAGAATACGATGACTTCATCGGAAGCTACATCAATTGATTTACAGATATTAGGGTTCTGTCTTAATTCCGACTTCTTTGGCCGTGCTAAAAACATACTCGAAAGGGATATGTTCCAGCGTGACATGAGAAGCATTTACGATACGCTTGTGTATTATCACACAAACTACGAATCAAATATAACAGTGCGCGAGTTGTCCAGCCTGTTCAACGATAAGAACCCTGCTATGCCAGACAGCACACGCTCTAAGATACAGGACATAATAATGCAGCTTGAGGGCGGCAATCCTGATAACATAGAGTTGCACCTGTCTATTCTAAATAACTTTTGGCTCAGAGACAGGGCGCGAATCATCGGAGAGAAAGCTATCGCTATCTTTACGGGTGAAAGTGAAGAGTTTGGTGACTTGCGACACCTTATCGAGTCGGTTGAAGACGGTAGGATTAGTGATAAAACTACCTACGAGTTAGTAGAAGACGACCTAGAACAACTATTGGAAGCAGAGTCAGAGACACCTGACTTCCCTTTTGACTTTCACCTTATCGGGGAAGAGATTCCGGGGTTGTACAGAGGTAACTTAGGTATAATTTTTGCCAGACCAGAAGTAGGCAAGACTACCTTCTCTTGTTTCTTGGCGGCTAGCTACATTAAACAAGGTAAGAAAATTGTGTACTGGGCTAACGAAGAGCCAGCAAAGAAGATTAAGTTGCGTATCATTCAGTCTTACTATGAGTGTACAAAGCAGATGCTAAGAGAGCATAAGCCATACTACCTAGAGATGTATAACAATGAGATTGCTCCCTTCTTGCAAGTGATGGACTCTGTTGGTACAAGTATCGAAGAGGCTGACGAGTATGCCAAGCTGAACAAGCCGGACGTTATGTTCTGTGACCAGCTAGATAAATTCAGGGTAGCTGGCGAATACAACAGGGGTGACGAGCGCCTGAAGGAAACATACGTACGGGCAAGAGAGATAGCCAAGCGTAATAAGATGCTGGTATGGGCAGTCAGTCAGGCAAGTAATGATGCCCACGACAGACAGTTCATCGACTACTCCATGATGGATAATTCTAAAACAGGAAAGGCTGGTGAGGCAGACATCATTATCGGAATCGGTAAGACTGGCTCAAGTGAGGTGACTAATACTGTGCGTCACATCTGCATATCTAAGAATAAGATAAACGGATGGCACGGCATGATTAACGCTCAGATAGAAATAGGTGCGGGGTACTACTACTAATGGATAGCAAGCAGAGAAAAGTGCAGTGGGTAACTGCTCGTAGAAATCGTCGTAAGTATCACCTTAACAAATACAAGATGAAGAATGGATGCAGCTATTGCGGGTACAGCAAAAGCCCGTACGCTTTAGACTTTGACCACATCGACCCTCGTACAAAAGTAAAGCCAGTTTCTCGTTTGACACTAGGCTCTTTGAAGAACCTTATGGGTGAGGTAAGAAAGTGTCAGGTGCTTTGTAAGAACTGCCACGCAATAAAGTCCAGCGTATTAGAAATCCACAAACATGGGGGTGGTCACAATGTCTATTAAAGTATTAACATTTGATGTAGAAACGACACACACCACCAAAGATAACGGCAGTACTACACCCATGCCGTACTTTGAGAATATGCTGGTATCTATCGGCTACAAGTGGCTGGGTCTTCCAACAAACTATCTGTGTATGTATCACAACGACAGAGAGCCTAGCAATGACGGGCATCGTATCTTTCAAGACCAGCTAAACTTAGCAGACGTTGTTGTGGGTCAGAACATTAAGTTTGACTTGCAGTGGCTAAAGGCTTGCGGTTATACTTACAACGGACAAGTGTACGATACGATGGTTGCCGAATACATACTATCTAAGGCAAGACGCTGGCCTCTCAGCTTGGATGCCATGTCTAAGAAATACGGGGGTGTACAAAAGGAAAAGGATTTGGTAAAACCCTATCTCGATTCAGGTCATACCTTTTATGACATACCCTACGACATCGTAGAAGAATACGGAAAGGCCGACGTAGAGGCCACAGAGCATGTTGCTCTTCAACAGTTAAGTGCTTTTGGCACATCATTCGAGGAACTATTCAATGCAAGAAAAGCTGATACCTACGCTTAAACTATCGCTAGAGATGACATCAGTACTGGCAGACATCGAGTACAATGGCATCAAGGTAAACTTAGATAAACTAGAAACAATCCGACACCAGTATCAGACAGAGATGGAAGAACTTGAGACTCGTCTGCTAGCCCTAGCGGCTAACGCTATGGGAGATACTCCCGTCAATCTGGCTAGTGCAGATGACAGGTCTGTGCTTCTCTATTCAAGAAGGGTAAAGGACAAGTCTCTGTGGTCTGCGGTATTTAATCTAGGAACAGAACAGAGAGGCTCTACCAGAAAGCCTAAGATGCGTACCCGTATGCGTATTGGCGAGTTCAAAGAAAACGTACGCGGATTGACTGACGTAGTGTACAAGACACGGGGCAATCGCTGTAGTCACTGCGATGGGGTAGGTAGGACATTCCCCCTGCGTAAGGACGGTACGCCCAGCAAAGCAGCTAGAATATGCAAGCCCTGTAACGGGAAGGGTGTAGTCTACAGAAAGACCAACGAGGTTGCTGGCTTTAAGCTTGTACCGCGCAATGTAATGGACGTTGCCTCTGCAGGGTTCAAGACAGATAAAGATACTTTGGAATCTAGACGGGTGGAACTAGAGGGGGATGCACGAGAGTTTGTGGAATCATACACAAGATACAACGCTCTTAAAACATACTTGAATACGTTTGTTGACGGGATAAAAAACAATGTGGACGGAAAAGGTTTCATACATCCAGAATTTATGCAGTGTATTACAGCGACGGGTCGCCTTTCGAGTCGCAATCCAAACTTCCAAAATATGCCACGCGGCTCGACGTTTGCAATCAGAGAGGTTGTCGAAAGTCGTTTCGATGGTGGATACATACTGGAAGGGGATTACTCGCAACTAGAATTTAGAGTGGCAGGCTTCTTGGCTAAAGACGAGCAAGCATACAACGACGTACGCGATGGTACAGATGTACATAGCTACACTGCCAGCGTTATAGGCTGTACCCGACAGGAAGCAAAGGCACATACCTTTAAGCCTCTGTATGGTGGGGTAAGCGGCACAGACAACCAGCAACGCTATTACCGTGCTTTCAAAGAGAAGTATGGGGGCGTTACGCAGTGGCATGAGGATTTACAGAAAGAGGCAGTAAAGCAACAGCAGATAACCTTACCGTCTGGTAGGCAGTACGCATTTCCCGGCTGTAGGTGGACAGAGTGGGGTACGGCTACTAATCGTACTGCTATCTGCAACTACCCCGTTCAGGGCTTTGCTACGGCTGACCTATTGCCTATGTGTCTGGTACGTTTACAGCAGTACGTGAAGCAAACAAACATACATTCTGTAATTTGTAACACAGTACACGATTCAATCGTCATGGACGTACATCCTGACGAAAAAGATATTTGCATCAGGTTAATGAAGAAAGCTATGCTAGCGATACCTGAAGAAGCAAAAGCGAGATACGGGATAGAATACGATATGCCCGTTGACATCGAGATAAAAATAGGCCATAATTGGCTTGACTTATCCGAAGTCGAACTGTAGAATAATTCTACGACACCTTTTTACGGAGAATGAAATGGACTCTAATGATTTAACGGTAATGGACGAATTGGACGGAATCGTATCCGCTTTCAGCAATGATGATGAAGCGGCTCTGATGCAGGCATCTGGTCAGGGAAACCAAACGCAACGGTCAGGGCTACCACGCCTCAGTATCAACTACGATACTGATACGGATGAAGGCCAGCCACTGACTAAGGGCGATTGGAAAATCTTTGTTAACGGTCAGATGTTGTTTGCATCTGAGGTAAGCTTCCGCCCCATCTTGCGTACGTTTGAGTACAGCTTGTGGGATGCAGAAGAAGGCACTTTTGCCTGTAAGTCAGTACAGAAACCAAGCCTGTCGGGCGAGTTTCCAGATGACGAAGGCGGCAATAAGTGTGGGCGCTTGTCACGCGACGACGAGGAAACTGCCTCTGAAGAAGTGTTGATGCGTTCTCGCGCTGTTGCCTGTAACCAAATCTTGTACGGTCAGATTAGTGGCTCGTTTAAGACAGCAGATGGTACTGAGGTAGAGCTTACTAGCGAACCTGCAGTAGCATACTTTAAGAAGTCCGGCTATAAGCCTATCGGTGATTTCATCGACAACCTTACACGCCAGAAGAAGCTAATGCAGAAATGCTCTATCCTTCTTCGTACGGATAGGAAGAAAAAAGGTAGTGTTACCTATTTCATACCTGTACCTACTTTGGCTGGTGAGGTAGGCATCTCAGAGTCAGACAAGCAACTGATGACTATGTTTGGTGAAACGGTTAAGAAGCATAACAATGCAGTTATGGAGAAGAACCGCCAAGCTCGTAAGTTGCTTGCAGATGATGACCTTGATTTAGCAGATGATTTCAATGTTAACGCTGCTTAAAATTCAAGACTTTTTAGATAAAGCAGGCAGGGGGGAAGTAGATGTCTCCCCTGTCTCTCTTGGCATCTATACAGAAGACTGTAAAGCCTCTGCCGCAAAGCAACTGAAAAGAGAGAAGCGGGACTGGTACATACGTATGTCTGGTCTTGGTCGTCCTATGTGTCAGCAGATGCTGGACAGGGATGGTGTAAAAGAAGACATGGAATACAATTCTGTCTTTCGCTTTCTGTTCGGTGATTTGACAGAGGCTGCACTGATGCTTGTTCTCAGAGAAGCAGGCGTTGACATCGTAGACTATCAGACTCCGTGCGAACTAGAGATAGCAGGGTACAAAGTAAAAGGTACGCTAGACCTAATCATACGCGACGAGATGGGCATAGAACGTGTGTGGGATGTGAAGTCAGCTAGTGACTGGGCATTCAAGAACAAGTACAGAGGCGGCTACGAGAAGCTATTAGAAGAAGACCCGTTCGGATACATCATGCAGGGCTATCTGTATGGCGAATCTATGGGTCTACCTTTTGGTGGCTGGCTGGTAGTTAACAAATCTTCTGGGGAGATACTGGAAGTTCCTGTACCAGAGTGGCACGATAGCGACAAGCAACGGTACTTGGAAGATGCAAAACAACGGGTAGAAGTTCTGCTTAATCCTGATTCACCTTTCGTGAAGTTTGCACCAGAAGACGAAACATACCGTCGAGATGGTCAGGTAGTTAAAACAGGAAACAAACTTCTAAACAAAAGCTGTAACTTTTGCGGGTACAGAAGCCACTGCTGGCCTGACTCTGTACTACACGATAAGGTTACATCTAAGGCAAAGAATCCGCCTCGTGCGTGGTACACAAAGCTTAAGAAAAAGGAACTGTGATATGCCTTTTATCAGAGTCAGGGACTACTCAATAGACTTGATGGAGATGAATGATCATCTTCATCACATCTATATCCAGTCAGTTAATGGCACGGGTGGCGAACGTAAAGTCGTATGGTTACGCCAGCACGAGCGCGGGTTGCCGTTTACATTAAGAGAGAACTACACCGATAGCGGGTTTCTAATGCCAGAGACAGACGCTAGAGACATACGTACTGTAGAAGGGGAGCTACAGAAGATAGGTATGCTTTCACATCAAGGAGCAAATATATGTGTGCCGATTCACCCCTTAGTAACAGAGCTAGAAGGTATTCAAAGACTGTCCCCAAGACTCGCAGGGTATCTAAAACAAAGGCTGTCGTCGCTAGGCGTTCTGGTGTGAAGCACTTAGCTGGATTTAGGTCACAGTTCGAGTTGAGTCTGGCTCGTTCTCTCAAAGATAGAGGCATCGAGTTCGAGTATGAAAAGTCTCGTTTCACATACGTACCCAAACCTAAAACATACACCCCGGATTTCTATCTACCAGACAGCGACATTTACGTAGAAGCAAAAGGCCATCTGTGCAAAGCAGATAGAGTCAAGATGGTACTGGTAAAGAATCAGCATCCTGATTTAGATATTCGATTTGTTTTTATGAATGCTAATAATAAGATTTACAGAGGTAGCAAAACCACCTATGCTGATTGGTGTGAGCGCCACAACTTCAAATGGGCAGAGGGTGGCATACCTTCAGATTGGATGAAAAAAAATGACAAACGATAATGATAGCGATGTAATGGATGTCATAGAATCTCAGATAGAGGCTGGGTCTTTATTAGGTGGTAGGTACTACGTCATACTGCAAGACACAGGCGCTGGTGCGTTTACCGTCAAGGGGTATGATACTACGGGCAAAGAGTATGAGGACGAGGAAGACTTCTCACCAGCGTACGTCATGCTTCACGCTGTTATGACCCAGCTACGTGAGAATACAGACGAGATGTACGAAAAAGGCGTAGCTGAAATAGAATACGGACTTGTCGCCGAAAGTATGGCAGAGGAAGCAGAAGAAGGGGACGACAAAGAGTTTCTAGAGACTATGGTAGACTCAACGACCTCAAACATTATTAAGGTAGATTTCGGGAGAAAACAATGAAGGATCAATGGCACATAAACTACTATCAGAAAGCTGCCTTGAAAACTGCTATCTATCCTGAAGCGTACAAGATATTGTACCCTGCTCTTGGTTTAGCTGGTGAAGCTGGTGAGGTAGCAGACAAGGTAAAGAAAATCATACGCGATGGTAAGACAGACTCTAACCATGATATTGCCCTTGAACTTGGCGATGTGATGTGGTACATTGCTAGTCTGGCTAATGACTTGGGATACACCATGCAAGACATAGCTGAGATGAACGTCAATAAATTAGAGAAGCGTTCGAGGGAAAACAGACTACAAGGCAGTGGTGATAACAGATGACAAGCTACTATAATATTATGAAACAGCTAGACGAAGAATACGAACAGGCAGGTAAGGAGGCGT